CAATAGCATCAACTATATCTTCTTGAGATTTACCGGATAAAAGAGAATATTCAGCAAATGCTGCTGCTTCTTCACCTGAAAGTCCTAGTTTTTTAGTTAAATCAATTTGATCTTCTAACATAGATTCAGTAAGCATAGCGCTTGTACCAAACCTATCATTAATTTGATTAGTGGCTTCTAATAGATTAGTTTGTGTGGATAATAAGTTGCTACTTGAAGCCGTTATATCTGAAAATCTTTGGTTTAGTATTTTGGCTTCTGAGGAGCTAATGCCTAAATTTCTTGCTATGTCAGCTGTACGTTGACTGAATGCAAGACCCATATTTACTAGTCCTTTGAATAATTTGACCATTATTCCTAATAAAACAATGGGATCATCTAATAGAGAAAATGCTGCTTTAAAACTTTCTTTTAGAGCTACTCCTAATACTTTCCATTTGCTTCCTGAGTCAGCAGAAAGACGAAGTTTTTTATTAATATCATCTATAACTTCACTATCAACTCCTATTTTATTTAAAATTTTAGAAATTCCCTTATATGCTGTTCCGGCTAATCCTAATGTTTTGTTAATTTGAATTTCTTTGTTTAATCTAATCTGAGATTGTTTTATTAAATCATCTGTTATTTGATATTCAGCGTTAAGATTATCTAGTAGGGTTTGTTGTTCATTTGTTCGATTTTGGGTATTTTCTAATTGAAGTTTAGTTAATTCTAATTTCTTTTTTTCAGAAGAGATTTGAGCAATAGACTGTTCTAATTGTTTTTTATTTAGAATAGTAATTCCATTAATATCATCAGATAACTTTTCAGCTATTCCTTTTAAAGATTTAAAAGATTTAGTAGCATCCTTAACAGGATCCACAAATCCTGGTTTCCATTCACTTACTATATTTTTAATTGATTGAGCAATACCTCCAAATCCATCTTCTAAATCGGATACTGATACTTTGGCTTCATCTAAGAAATTAGCCATTAATTTTATATCATCAACAACTGCTTTATTAAAGTCTATACTAATTTTTTGTTTACCTAATTTTTCATATAGCTTATTAAGTTCAATAAGTTGTTGATTTAATTTTCTTGCATCTTCTGGTGATAAAGCCATCTTTTAAACTATTTAATATATTATAAATATTGCTTATTTATATTTTGTTATTGGTTTACCTGATGGGGTAATAGGTTTAGGAACACTTCCCCAATTTTCACGATTTACCTTTCCTGAAGGATCAATTAGTGTTGATTTATTTCCACCATTTTTAAAAGAAGCATTTTCATGGGTTTCATTTTCTTTTTGGTAAAATTCATTTATTTTATTAAAAGTAAATTGGCGCAACCATCTAGGCATAGCATAAACAGTTGGCCAATCGTATCCTCCTTTTCCATGAAAACAAATCTCATGTATTTGGGTAAATAAATTTGCTCTCGCTATTGGAGCAGTATTAGAAGTCAGGCCAAAAAAATCTAAGCCCAATTGGAATATCGACTCTATTTTCACTTCCGTCGGGAAAAAAAGTTAAATCAACATCGGGTTGATTTTCTTTAATATGTTTTCTTAATTCTCTCGAGTCTCGAGCTAGTAAGTGATTATCAATAAATTCTCGAATTGTTTTTGTTTCTCGATCTCCATTAACTGAAGTAATCATATATTTCAAGCGTGTGGAAAGTTCAGGAGAAGAATTTTTATTAATTTTTTTTAATCCATCTAATTCAGTTTGGATCTTTTGTTCATCACCATGAGTTAGAATTTTATAAGTGATGTTAACACCCGTTGATGTTAAAGTATAATTAAATTCATTAACACCTTTATTTGAATGTTCAAATGGTTTATTGTCAATACCTGATAAATCTACATTATACTCAGTTCCATCATAATCAAATGAATAATCTTTACCATATCCTAAAACACGAGCCGCAACCATAATTGCATTTTTATCTCCTACAACTAAATCATTGTAATTAATTTTAGAAATAATAAGTGCCTGGAGTAACTTATCAAGAACAGTACCGTTTTGAATATATGATTGGTTAGTAAGAATGTCTTCTTCTCTAGCCGTCATGTATTTCATTTCAATTTTTCCGCTTGATAGAGGATTGTCTTCGGGATAAATTAAACCTTTTGAAGGTAATTCAATAACTTCTGTTGGGATGTTGTTTTCCATAAATTTTATTTAATGTAACTTGTTTTGTTATAAATATAATGAAAATAAAGGAGCTCGCCAAGTTTAGATAAGTTCTTGTTTAAGTATTTCTATAATTGATTGAGGGCTATTATTTATATCTGTTTCCCAAAATCTAAGCAATTTAAAACCATTGTTTTTAGCCCATTGATTTTTCTGTTGGTCACGTTTAAGATTTTTTTCTTGAGTTTTATATTCTGGTAGGATATATTTACTATTTGGGTTACAATGCCAAAAATCTCCATCTACCTCTATAATAATATTTTTTGCGGGGATGTAAAAATCATAAAATGCTTTTATTTCTTTAGCATAAAACCACTGAATGTATTTTATTTTTAGATTATCTAATATAATTGAAAATTTTTTTTCTAGTTTAGAAGTGTGGTTTTGATCTGTTTTCAATATTCTATCTATAGCTGATTCACTCATTTTTTCTTTGGTCTTTTTTGAGTGTTTTCTACCTACTCCAAATCCTTCTGGTTTAGGTTTAGGTATTCCCTTCGCACCTTTAGATATTTTTTCTCCTAATTTAGGATCTTTTCTATTTTTCTTTATAGCTTCTTTAACATGATCATATTCACCCGAAACAAACTTTTGTTTACGGGTTGATATAATTTTTTCTACTCGTTTTGGATTTTTAGGATCTCCAAAATAGTTTGGGTTTACTCGTGTTTGATGTCCACGTTTAAATTTTCCAAAATCTTTTGAATTATGATCATAAACTGTTTTTTCTCCACAACCACACCCACAAATTGGATGAATATTATTGTATTTTTCTTGAATTAATTTTTCCGCATTAGTCATAATATATGATAAAAAATGTCCGATAATAAATATCGGACATTCTTGTAAAATCGCGGAGTGGATGGTAGTACTTTCAAAAATTGAGGATGCAATAATCCATTCCTAAGTTAACAGTCAATTCTTGAGCTGCTGCTTCATCATCCCAACTGTAATCACCAAACTTAGCAGATTTAATAAATGCTCCTTTGATAATCCATTCTGAAACGATATCGCCTACAGGTCCTAAAACATTAACAGTTACGTCTTTCTTGTAAAAATCTGAGTAACCATCGCGGCCAGTAACAGATTCATGATGTAAACGTACCCATTCCATTACTGCCTGAGCGCCTGAAGGAGTGATAGGATCAAACAATGTCATTTCGATATCATCCCATACTGCTTTACCTTTGATTTTGCGGTAAACATTAATATGGTTTAATTTGATTTCATCCATTGTTACTCCTACAGCACCAATCTTTTTAATTGTATATGAAGGAATTCCATCAACATACATGATAAAGCGATTCTTTACCTTAGGTTCAAATGCTGTGAAAAATATTTCGTTTGGTGATATAATTGCCATTTTCTTTTATATTTTTATTTGTTATAAATATATACCTGTCTGATTTTTATGATGGGAATGAAGCGCCAGTTGGAGTAACGTTGAAATCTAAGTAAATAAATTCAGCGGTTTTAGTTGGTTGTAAGTATATTTGACCAACTAACTCGTTTCTGTCGATTACGTCAGGAGTATTGTTTGAATCGTCCATAATCACTTTAAACGCGTATAATCCTTGGCGTTGTTGAACGCTTGTTAAGTAAGGATTAACTTGGCCTAAGAATGAATTTCTCGTTGTAATTGAATTTTGCTCAAACACTAACGTATTTGCAATTTGAGAAATGTACGATTTAAGAGCAATTAATAAACGACGAACATTTACACGATCAAGAGCAGATGCTCTTAGTTGAAGTGTTTTCTGACCGTATACTACTACTCCTTGTCCTGGAAATGTTGCGATTGGATTTACTTTAGCAGAATACAAATCATTACGATTACCTTGTGATAATTTTTTCTCTGCTCTTACTACTGTACTCAATCCACCTCTGTTAATACCTGCGGGTGCGAACCAAGGTTCTGCTACTGAATCGTTGTAAGCATAAACACCTGCGATTGCTGTAGATGCTGGTACCCAAACGTATTCGCCTGTTGAAGGTTCAACTACTTGTACCCATGGCCAATACATAGCTCCATATGAAGTATCTCTAGTACCTGCGGCAGATGATGCTAATGAAACTGTAGAACCATAAGCTACTGGATCAATCACATAAATGAAATCACCACGGTTTTGAGCAGTTTGAATCAAATCACCAATAGGGCCGGCATAGTCTGTATTATATAATCCTGGGGTAAATAATATATTAAATTTGTAATCATCAGAATTTGAAAACAAATCAATCATATTATCATAATCAGATCCTTTTAATCCTTGAGTATTTGTGTTATTAATGTTGTTGTAGAAATTAACTCCACCCGGTATATTACCAATTGCTCCACCAAATGATCCTGAAGTATTTAACGGGATGGATGATGTATATTGTGGTTTGAAAATTCCTGCATTATCGAAGAAGTTAGGTGTTGTGTAATTTACAGCACTTACTCTTACATAATTTGATCTATTAGCAAATGAACCTTCAAATGAAATTTGTGCTGGTGTAGAAGTTGTATCTAATACTTCTTTAAAATCACCAATTACACGAGCAATATAGTTTGGTGAATTTGGATCTAATGTTAAGTTTGTCCAAGTTTCTAATACTGTTGGTTGCAATGCATTATCATTACCTCTTCTGATTAATAAATCAAATGTTCCAGAAGCTGATCTAGCATTTACAATCTGCCATCTAACATTATCTGCTGAGCCACTAGGTAAATTTCCACCTGCTGTTTCAGTACTAGTACTATTCATGATAATACCTTCAGAAAATGTTTCTAAAGTAAATGGAGAAGCAGATGTTCCTCCTGAAAGTGTTACTGTAGTACTTCCTGAAATGAACGTATATGAATTTCCTAGATATCCTAAAGTAGAATCAAATTTAATATTTGCAGCTGATGGAACACTAGATGTCATATACTGTAAAGCAGAATATAAAGACGCACTAGCATTAAAAGCTGTTACTACTGCAGTAGCTGTACTTGCTGCAGTTGAACCTGATGCTACATAAATTATATTACTAGTATTTGCAGGAACTGTACTTCCTGTTACTTGAATAGTAATACCTCTTACACTTAAAGATGAAGAACCGGCTGTTGATGATTCATTATATAAATAAGCAAAATCAGCATTTGCAGAGGCAGTTGTGAGAGTTATATTATTGGGTGCTCCAGAAGATGTTGCTGGGGAATATGAAGTTCCTGATCCTGATACTACTCTAGCTACCAATAATGATTGACCTCCATTAGCAAAATAATTATATGCTGTAATAGAGGTAAAATAAGTATAATTTTTACTATCATTAACACTCCCACTTGTTAAAGTAGTACCGAAAATGTTTTGGAATTGATTCCATGTAGTTACTACTGTTGGAATTTCTACTGGACCTTTAACGGTTGGCCCAATGATCGCTGCTCCTACAGTAACTGGTCTTTTAGATACAAAAGAAGAATCATTTTCTCTTGCTAAGACACCGGGTGATATTAGTACTTCTGCCATTGTTTTTTAGTTATTTTAATTTATTATAAATATGGCAAAACCTTTTAAAAATATTAGCTACTTATAAATTCCCCCTTTTCAAGGTTAATAGATCCGTCACCATATTTTTGTTGTAGGGTTTCACCTACCTTAATTTCCTCTTGACGTAGTTGTTTTAGTTCGGTCTTGAGTTGTTCTTTTTGTAATTCAAGATCTTGAAGTCTCATTTCTAAAACTCCAAACTGTTCAACTAGTTGGATGCGTTTGTCTTGAATTAATTTTAATGATTGGATTTCTTCTGGTGTTAAAACTTTTGTTGTCATAAATTTGATTTATTAAGCAAATGAACCTGATCTCCAGGCTGTTCCATTATAAATATATAAAAGATTTGTTGAAGGATTAAAATACATTGAACCTGTTTTAGGTGTTGTTGGATTTCCTGTGTTAGTTGGAATCATAATAGAACCTGATAAGTTAGCATCAGCATCTACTGTAAATCCATCTTTGCGTATTGTTGCATCCCCAATACCAACTACAAATTTAGATCCTGTGTTGTTTTGAGCATTATAAGTACCCACTACTGTTTGATAAGAACCAGATGCTATTGATCTAAATCCTCCAGCATGTGAATATGATCCTATTGCTTCAGTAAGTGATCCTTCAGCATGTGAAGCTTCTCCCATTGCTTTAGTATTATTTCCTTCAGCATGTGAAACATTTCCTATTGCTTGAGTTTGTTGTCCTTCAGCGTGTGAACCTTCTCCTAAAGCAAATCCACCTGCACGACTAGTACTTGCTATTCCTCCTTCAGCATGAGAATTTGAACCTGATGCTATTGACTTATATCCTTCAGCGTGTGAGTATTGGCCTGAGGATATTGTTAGATATCCTTCAGCATGTGATGCACCTCCTATTGCTTGAGTAGTTTCTCCTTCAGCGTGTGAGTAATCTCCTGATGCTTGAGTACTAGCGCCTTCAGCATGTGAATATTCTCCTAATGCTATAGTACTAGATCCTTCAGTGTGAGAATATTCTCCTGGAATTATTTGATTTCCTGTCCAATTTGATATTCCATATGTTAAATCTCCAACATATGCTGTTGTAGTTGTTACACTAGTATCATATAGTTCTACTATTGTGTTTGTAGAATCAAAGTATGATTGACTAATGGTGAAAGTAGCTCTATTGTAATTGTTATCAAAAAGTCTATCATATAAATACAATAAGCCGTCTGAAGCAAATTCTGAAGAAACATCACTGTATGATGAAGATAATGTAATAATACCTGATGTTATTGGTC